TAGTAGCCTAGCGCCACGCGGGCAAGGGGGGGGCGCAGCCACATCGGGAGAATGATTCTGGTGACCCCGCTGAGCAGCATTCCCCCCCAGTAATGGGTGGCCCCAAAAAGCGTCGTGGTCGGGTAGCTGTTCATCTTGAGGAGATTCTAGCAGATAGCCCGAAAAACCCCGAAAAACTAGCCAGATCCGACCATTCGCCCTTCCTTGGGGCGGTCAACGCCTTGAGGCCATCTTCTCTGCTGCCAAGTCCTTAACATCGTTCTCCTCGGTCCCTTCGTGGTTATCAGCCGCGGCCTTTTTCTTCTTCTGTTTCGTAGCCATCCCGTAATGCGCCTGAGCGGCGGCCGAGGGGTTGCCCCCGCTCATCACGGCTGAAACAATAGCGTAGCCCGAGTGCTTCACCAGGTTGCGACCCATCTGTCCTAGAACCTTGGGGGCAGCCTTGACGGCCGCGGAGCCCATGGCCTTCCCTGCAAGGCCAACCCGTTGCTTTATTGGCAAATTCGGACCGGAGGGAGCCACCCTATCGTATGCATTGGGATCGTAAGGGTTTTGCTTCCAGCCTTTGGCTTTTCTCTCTTCCTCCGTCATTAGAAAGGGGTCCTCCTCAGACGGCACAGGGGTAGCAATTTCTACGCCGCTGTTAGCCGCTACTGCTTCATCGGTACCGGCCTGACCACCAGCATCGGCAGCAGCAGGGGCTCCGGTAGAGGCTGGCGCAGGGGCCCCGGTAGATGTAGCTGCGGGGGCCCCTGCAGTCTTGCCAGCCGAAGGCGCGGTTGCGGAGGGCACAGCAGGTTTCCCCTGATTGTTCATCGCTGTGCGCAGCGAACCGCCTTTAGCGGTGTTTGCTGAACCGAGCGCACCTGCTGTTGAAGAATCCAGTCCAAACGCCTTGTCGTAAGCACTGGTTGCCGCACCCTTCATAGACCCAGCCCCTTTGGCTGCCGCGGCACCAGCTTTCGATGCGGCCAGTTTCCCTCCGACTGCTGACGCCGCGCTACCAGCGCCGGCTGCCGCAGCCGCGACAGGGGCAGCTGCAACGGCCCCGGCGACCATGCCCCCTCCGACGAGGCCGCCCAGGACGGGCGACATCATCGTCATCAGCACATTGCCGCCGTTGAGAAATGCCTTGGCTGCCTTTGGGGCGAAGAAAAGGGAGAGGCAGATTGCGATCAGGTTGGCAATTCCGACCATGATGGCCACCTCCACCTCCATTAAGCCCGACACGATATTGAATGGGTCCGGGACGTGTGCATTGGTCAACGCCGTGGAGAGGTTCATCCCCGTGCAAGATGAGATGATATTGCAGAAGACTAGATCGCAGATGATCATTAGCATCGCGAAAAACGATGGGGTCACCGAAGCCATGAAGAGCGTGTTTGCCGCCCCCGTAAACGCCTTCTCCGTTTTATCATAGAACCAAAAGGGAGCGGCAAACCACAGGATCATGATGTAGACTTCAATCACGATCTCGAACAGGGTCGTGCCGAAGCCCACGACCGCTGGGCGGAGCGTATTGTTCTCAAAATCGAGGACGAACTTGGCGATGCCAATCCCTGTGTAAGCGGGCGAATCCGTGAGTATGTTTAATTGTCTTTGGTGGTCCGCGTCTCGAGCCTGCCAGTAGGCGCGGACGCGGTGGTCCGCGTGGTTTTTGTACTGCTGGACGAAGGAGAGATCCAAGAAATTGCCGGTCAGGGTTTGCACGCTCGTAGCGATAGTCTGGAGGAGCGCAGCCTTTTGCGATGCCGGTGAGGCCGCATTGGGCGGAGGCACGGCCCCGGGCGTGGGGGCAGGCGCTGGTCCGATCAGGGCCTGATACGATGCGATTGCCTTTCCACAGGCGTTGCTGGTGTTGTAAATCTGCGCGGGCAGATCATAGGCTTTCGAACCATTCAGGAGCCCCTGCGAGGTCGAGTGCGTCAACAGGGCGAGGAGCGTCGGAATCTGTGTCTTTATTTGGTTCGGAAGCGCGGAGACGTCTGCCGAGTTCCAGTAGATGTCGGTTGTCGTTGCTGCTACTGTCGCATTGACGGGTACAGTGTATGTCCCACTCGTTTGGCTGCTTACATCCGTGTAGCTCCCGGAAGCATCAAATGTGGCACTATCGTCGACCGTTGCTTGAGCGTCGGTTTGAGGAGTTGTCGCGTTCGCGGCGGCGGGAGGCGCCTTGTGCAGCGCCATTATAGGAAATTGGTTTTGTAGCGGCGCGGCCGTGTTTGCGGCTGCATTCCTGTTCACCGTCGCGGCGATCTGATTGTAGATTTCCGCTGTCGCAGGCTCAGCGTCGTTCACCATTAACATCGCCCGAGACTGGAAGGCGGCGAGAGCCGCTTGCTTCATCACGTTCTTCAGTTGCATCGCGTCCGGGCCAACTGCGTTGGCATTCGCGAGTGCAACCGTCAGACCATAGTTAGCAGGGGCGTTCCCGTCGCTTTGAGGATCCAGGAGGTAACTGAGGATGAGCGTGCCGCTCTCCTTGACTGTCATCGCTGTCGAATAAATGAGGGCAGGCGAGACAAAGATTATCATTACCACCAACAACTTAACAAAGATCGGCATCATTGCGTCCGCGGTGGCCCCTCCCCCCCTCATCGACATGGTCAGCTTCGCGATGGCAAGGGACGTAAAGAGGCCCAATAGCCCCAACCAGAACCATACAGCGCGAACCATTATGTTCCCCACAGGGAAGCCGAAACTGGCTGTCACTGGCCCCCCGGAAGCGCCCCAAATAGCGAAACTATCCAAGAACGGATTTCCGGTGTATGGCACGGCATACTGAGCCGCCCGGGCCGTTTGCGTAGCGACCTCCTGATTGCGAAAATCGTCCCCGGTAGTTGCGTGCGCGACTTGCACACACGACAGGCAGACGAATACGAGCAACAGTGTCAGGAGGCCAGATTTCATCTCTGAGACGCGCAGGAAACTCGGCCCTTTAGGGCCGAGAGGAATGCGCGCAGCTTGGGTTTGGAGTGCATGGTGGGACTGGAGTTGGGAGTTAGGCTGCCTGGTAAGCGTAGCCGTCTGAGCGCTGGATGATTGTGCAGAAGCGGTGGGCTACGCCCTCGACGACGGCACACTTGGTCTGGATGTTAAAGCTGCCTGTGGCTCGGACCGCTACGCGGCCAAAGTAACGGCCCTTGTGCTTTCCGGAAGGAACACTGGCCGATACTAGATCACCGGTTCGGAAGCCGAAATGGGCCTTGAAGGGGGACAAATACCCCCTTGGGAAGCCGTGAGCGGTGAGCCGGGTCCGTCGGCGTGATCCGCGCCCCATGGCCTTGATTGAGAGAGGTGTGGTGCGGGTGCCGGTCAACGACTCGACGTTTCCAACGCAGGCGGCATCCAGCGCGTGGGTTTTCGGAAGGTCCATCCGGGACCGGTTCCACTTGGTGCGGCCGCCCGTGGCGATTTCGACGGGAAGGCCGGTGGATGCCAGAGCATCCCGCAGGGCGAAGCGCGTGGCATTAACGGCAGCCGCGGCCGCAAGAGGGGACTTTGCCGCGAAGAGGATCCGAACAAGCCGGGTCGGGTCGTGCGCGAGGAACTCCTTCAGGTCACGCGACCCCTTCTTTGCGTTACACCGGGAGCAGGCCAAGGATAGATTACTTGCGCGATTTGAACCGCCTTTCGCCTTAGGTACGATGTGCTCGATCTGGAGCGGGACGTGTTCGGCGTCGCAGTAGGCGCATTTGCGGCCCCACTTTTCGAGGAGGTATTCGCGGACCTCGTAGCCGGCAAGCTCCCCCTGTTGGTACTCCACTCCGGTAATCTCCGGGTTCTGGAGGGCCTGCATGTCAAAACGGACCAGTTCCTGGGCCAAGGAGGCGACAGGGATCCAGCTGCGCAGGCGGGCCACCATACTCGAGGTGGTCTCGATCCGGTGGCGAAGCGAAGGAGGTAGCCATCCTTGCTTTTTGCCTCCCCGGTTCAGGAACCGAGGGGCCCTGTAACGGGTCTTGCGTCCTCGGCGGGCCCGGCGGAACGAGGCCCGCTGCGTGAGCGAGTCCCGGATGGCGCTTCCCCTATGGGTGAGCTCCGCCAGGAAGAGGACGTGCTGCTTCTTTGGGTTGATGGTTTCTGGACGAACGACCGCGATGCCCGTGGTGCGGGCGCCTGGGTCGAGTTTGATCGTGACCGGTTGGGTCACGCCAGTGGTCCGGTCCTTTAGCCGGATAACGAGCGGATAGGCGCGGTGGATGACCGCGCGGCCCGCCTTGAGGAGCTTCCTCGCCCGAGCCGGATGGCAGGGCATGAGCGGCTCTTGGTTCTTCGCTAGCACGAACACCCGACCTGACATGCCGGCCGTAAGGCCGGCGATCTCTCCAGCGCACGAGCCGCTGGAGGTGACGGGAGCCGCTTGCGCGGCCCCGCTCACCTCGACCATGTTGCCAGCCAGCTTGCGGCTTGCGCCGCAGCCCCCGCCCGTTTCGGAGCGATCCTGCGCCTTGTCTGCTGCAGGGGCTTTAAGAGCCTGGGACTGGTGAAGCATCCCAGGGTTAGTCTTGGACTTGCGGGCAACGTAGGACCCTGCGGTCCTCGGTCTGGTAAACGTGGGCTTCTTCGAACTCACCGACACGCAACGCTCCACGCCAGCCCCTTGCGGGACTGTCCTGGAGTTGGATTGCATGGTGGGTGTCATTCTTAAAAGCCCGGGCCTTTAGGCCCGGGATGGTTTACCTCGTGTACGCAGACTCGGCTTGGCGTCTGTTATCTGCGGCGGATTCGAGGGTTGTTTTTGCAGCTTCAGCCGCCAGTCGGGCCGCGTTAGACATCCCCTT